AGCTAACGGTGTAGGAAATAGTTTTCACAGACTCTGGAAGGGAGCAGTAGATGGTTCTAATGAATATATCCCTATCTTTGTTCCTTGGTTTCTTATGTCTGAGTATAGGCGTAAGGCTCCTCCTAGCTTTGAAAGAACGGATGAAGAAGAAGTTCTTGTTACCCGATTTAAGTTGGATGATGATCAACTGTATTGGAGAAGGCTTAAGATTGCCGAAGGTGGTTTAGATAAATTTAAACAAGAGTACCCCGCGACTCCTGAAGAAGCATTTATTGTTTCAGGGTCTAGTGTATTTAACATAGAGAAGCTTTCAGCTCTCATTCCTCAACCCATCTTAGCTCAAAGAGAATTTAACTTTGAGAGTCAGATGATGGAGGACGTGAGGAATGGTTCTATAGAGATCTTTAAGTATCCTACTTTTGAGGATGCCTTTGCGATAGGTGCTGACGTAAGTCTAGGGGTAGGTAAAGATCACTCTGCAGCTATTGTTATAAATAAGAATAGGGAAGTTTGTGCCGTATATAGAAACAATCATATTGATCCTTCTAGGTTTGGTGATCTTTTGTTTTATCTCGGTCGCTATTACAACAATGCTCTTTTAGCTGTAGAGTCAAACTCGATGGGTATAGCTACATTAAACAGACTAACCCAAATGGGTTATGTTAATATGTACTATCAAACTAAGATGGCTAACGTCTCTAAAGAAGAGGGTAGCCGTATAGGTTGGAGAACAACAACGTCCTCTAAACCAGCTGTTATTGGATTTTTAAAGAATGCCATTGAACAAGAAGAGATATGGATACCCTCAAGGATAGTCATAGGGGAACTAATGAACTATATAGCGGATGACTCAGGTCGTACTAATGCTATTGTAGGTCATAATGATGATACAGTTATTGCTTTAGCTATAGCCCTAGAAGTAATAAGGACACACGGAGATAGGCTAACAACAAATAATGTTCCCTTTACACAAAAGATAGGGAACTTTCAACAATCAGAAACCACATGGATTTAAATAAAAGGAATTAATATATGGGACAAATTAGACTCGGCTCAACTTATAAAAGCGAACCTTATGCGTTTTCAGCATTAGCCTCAACAGGTGTTCCTGTTGTTATTCCCTCAAGCGGTACTATTGCCACAGCAGGTACTGTTACTTTAACTACAGCTCTCCCCACAACTTATGCTGGCGGTGCTTGGATGTACTTCCCTGCTACTGCTTTTGCTGGAACTGTTGCTGCTGGTTTATTCTGGGTAGTGATGAGTTCAACAACTGCTGGTACTGTGTATCAGACTAGTGTTGTTCCTGCTTCACCCTTTGAAGCCTTTATTCCTACTGAAACATTAGTTGCGGTAGTAGGTAGCAATTCAGGATACACTCAAACTACTGCTTCTGACTTAGTTCTTTTGCGCACTACAGTTCCAGGTGGACTAATGGGTCCATCAGGCGAAGTGCATTATAACCTCTTGTGTGTTACTAATGCAACAGCTAACAGCAAACCAGTTAAAGTTACTTTTGGTGGAACAGCCATTCACACTGCCAGTTTGTCTAGTAACGTTTCAACTATTGTTGATAAAGAAATTACTAATCGTGGCGTAACTAATCGTCAAATAGCTAACCCTTTAGCTGCTTTAGGTCATGGCTCATCTGCTGATGCGTCATTGTATTTGTCTATTGATACTAACAGCGACTTTGATATGACTGTTACTGGGCAAATTAATACTGCTACTGACTACATTGTTGTGGAGTATGCACACCTTATTGTCATGGAAGGTTAAACAATGGCTAAGCAAGGATTGTACGATAACATCCATGCTAAGAGAGAGCGTATCAAGAAGGGTTCTGGTGAGAAGATGAGAAAGCCAGGAACCAAAGGTGCGCCCTCTAGCACAGCCTTTAAAGACTCTGCTAAGACAGCAAAGAAGGGTAAGTAAATGGAAAAAGATTCTAGACTAAAAAGAGCTGGGGTGTCTGGTTTTAATAAGCCAAAAAGAACCCCCAGCCATCCTACTAAGAGTCACATTGTTGTGGCTAAGAGTGGAGATACCGTTAAGACTATTCGCTTTGGTGCTCAAGGCGCTGTAGGTAGCCCTGATGGGTCAAAGCGGAATGAAGCTTTTAAAGCAAGACATGCAACCAATATAGCCAAGGGACCTTTGTCTGCGGCATACTGGGCTAATAAGGTTAAATGGTAAACATATATGGCAATAGATTTAAAATTAACGGCAGAAGAAAAGAAACAGATGAGTTCTTTTGTTAAACCAACACCACAAGGTAAACTCATTAACCAAAAAGAAAAGGTTAAAGAGTTTCAGGATAACGTGAACTTGGCTATTCGTAGTCAACCACAAAAGTAAAGAATATCCCTTGTGTCCTATCCGTTGGCTACTCATGGCAGGGATGATAGTAGTAGCACTAATAACAGGTCATTGTAGACCTTTGATTGATTGAATGTACAACCCAAGAAAGGTTTACAATGAGCGATAAACAACCTATCCCGCACTTCCAGCCTGATAGATATAAAGAACCAGTAGGCGATAATGAACTACTAGCGATGATTGAACAGGGCATTACTAACTCTGTAGGTGACTTCTTGAATAGTAGCGACATGGCTCGTGAACGTCAGAAGGCTACTTATGAGTATGGTATGATGCCTCTGTTCCATTTAGTTCCACAGGGTGTTTCTCAGATTGTCTCTTCAGACACTGTAGAAGCTATTGAGGGTTACACAGCTATCTTAGCTGAACTGATGTTTAACAACAACAGGCTAGCCCGTTTTATCCCTGCTGGATCCTCTCCTAAAGACTTTCATGAGGCAAAAGTAGCCTCAGACCTAGTTAACTATGCTATATTTAAGCAAAATAACGGGTGGGAAATCCTAAATACTTGGGTAAAGTCTGCTCTTCTCTGGAAGAATAGTATTATTCGGTGGGAGTTTATTGAAGATTTTGACTATACTTTTGAAGAGTATGATGAGATTGAACAGGCTAACCTAGATATTCTATTGTCTGACGAAGACATTGAAGTGCTAGGTGAACTCAAATATAAACAAGAATTAGACACAGATGAGCAGGGTAACTCCTTCTACAAGACAATCTATGAGAATGTACGTCTACGTAGAAAGCATAATAAGACCCGTATTAACATTAAGAATGTACACCCAGAATGTTTCCGTATAACTAGAGATGCACATACTCTAGATGACGCTTCATTTGTGGGTATCCAGATTGATATGACTCGATCTGAGATCAGAAAGTTTTTCCCTGATATAGCAGAGAACATTGACTGGGATACGATTGGCGATGGTTCGTATGATTGGGCAACCAAGTATACAGAAGAACAAGCTGCTCGTAAGCGTCTTGTCGGTGAAGAGTACTGGCTAGGGGGAAATTCACGGGAACTATTCCCGTCGGAAGCTAACAGACAGATAACAGTTATCGAGTGTTGGTTACGTGTAGATAGAGATGGAGATGGTCTGGCTGAAATGAAACACTTCATTATTGCTGGCTCAACTATTCTCTTAGAAGAAGACTGTGACTGTGTACCCTTAGCGACTCTTTGTCCCTTTGAAGTACCACACGAGTTCTTTGGTTTGTCAGTTGCGGATATGATTCGTCCAGCCACACTAGCTACTACAGCTATTCTACGTGGCTTTGTTGAGAACGTATATCTCACGAACTATTCTCCTAAACTAGCTGACCCTAACGTAGTAGACTTTAGTGCTCTTCAGAACATGAAGCCTAAACAAATCATTGCTACTAACGGTTCACCAATGAATGCAGTAGCTCCTTTAGCTCCTGACACTATCAGTACAGGTACAGTACCTCTACTTGAGATATTGCAGACTCATAAAGAGCAAGCAACAGGTATGTCTAAGGCTGCTCAGGGTCTTAACGATACTCTATATGTATCAGGTAACAGTGAAGAAAAGCTTGCTAAAGCAATGTCTGCAGCACAAGTGCGTATTCAATACATGGCACGTAGGTTTGCTGAGACAGGATTTAAGCGTTTAACTGAAGGGGTCTATAAGACTCTTCGTGATAAAATGCGTGGTAAAACCATGCACTACTATGATCAGAATGACTTGTTTAAGTCCACTGATCCAGGCACTCTACCCTCAAACCTCTTGTTATATATTGACGTTGATGTGGGTGAAAACTCAAATCAAAACGTTGTTAAGAAGATGGCAATGGTTGGACAGCAGTTGATTCCTGCTCTGCAAGCTGCAGGGGCGGGTGGTGCTGTAAACCCAGAGGCAGCAGTACGTATCGCATGTAAAACTCTTGAGGCTCTAGACTTAGACCCATTAGACTATCTTGTTGACTACACTGATCCTCAGTTTAAAGAGAAAGCATTGGCTGATCGCAATGCACAAACTCAAGCTCAAGAGAAACAGAAACAAATGGAAGAACAAGCTAAAATGCTTGATCTAGGCCAACGCCAAGCAACCTTAGATCTTACTAACGTACAGACTAAGAATGCAATGCAAGATAACACAAAACAACTTATGGTTGCTCTTGATAAATCATACCAAGAGTGGGGCAAGATTTATATTCAAGCCGCTAAAGAAGGTGTACAACCTCCTCCACAACCAGACATTAAACAACTCTTGTCACTCGCTAAAGGATTTATCGATGGTGACATTCATGCAGACGCTTCTCGCCCACAAGGTGGAGCGCCAATGCCGCAAGTAAACGGCCCCGCTGCTGAAATGAGTGAAACAGCTAAACAATTAGCTTAACAAACAGAGTCTTACTCTTAAGAGTAAGTTCTCTTAATACACAGAGAATATGGAAAAATACAAAGAAGGCTTTCAGAAGAGAGTAAAGCCAACAATGAACCATGATACTGGAGAATATAAGGTAGAACCATTTAGGGATGCTCAGGTAGCCCTAGTGAAAAGCCAATTCACAGTACGTGAACGCGAACAATTCTTTAACGAAGCGTATGCCGAGATCCTTGCTGATCTCTTTACAACTTGGTTAAAGACAGAACCTCACTGTTCTAAAGAACGTGAGTTCCTATATCATACAGCTATGGCATTAGGAAGCGTTAAAGAGAAGCTAGTAGGTATCGAGCAATACGGTGCTAACATGCAATTTATCAATCAACAAAAGCAGTCCCAAGAAGAGGGCAATGAAACAAATGAGTAACTACGATAAAGCACAGGAAGTACTAATTCGATCACGAGAAGAAGTATTAAGAGAACTTGTACGAGCAGGAGAGAGTGGAGGAACAGGTCTGGCACAACGCTATGCACCTATCCTTGCTAACCTACAAAATGCTATTGAAGCAATTGATCGTATAAAGACCAGTGAAAAGGAAACAATTAATGAAGTGCCTTTCGCTGAAAAAATGAAAGCTGCTAAAGCAGCAAAGAAAGCCGCTCTAGTAGCAGCTTAAACGGACACAAAGGAAATAATATATGGATTTACCACATCTCTCTACCAACACCCCTGCCTCGCAAGTAAGCAGTCAGGGTTTTGATGACGGAAGTGTAAGTGCAGATTTGGAAGTTAAGAGTCTTGATGACATTCTAAAAAATAGTCCAGCAGCTAAACTGCTTGGATTAAAGGAAGAATCTCTACCAACAGAAGACAACAGCGTCCCAAATCCAGATGAATCGTCGGCAGAAGAAGAACAAGCCCCAGAGAACGATGATGAGTCTGAAACTGACCTAGATGAAGAAAAAGATTCAAATGAATCTGAAGAAGGAAATGCTGATGAGGATGATACGTCTACCCAAAACTCAGAGCTACCAACTGAAGAAGATATTGATTGGGAATATCAAGTACCTGTAACCGTTGACGGTAAAACAGAGTACGTGTCCCTAGAAGAAATCCGCAAGGGTTATTCTACTGATAAACATCTATCTCAAAAAGGGCGTGAACTAGGCGAACTGAAGAAACAAATCGAACAGGAACGCACTGAGAAACTACAAGAGATAGTCACATTAGGTACAGTCATTAACCAAGAATTAACTGACGCTGAATCTAGACTATCTGCTGAGTATCATAAAATTAAAGGCGATATTGATACCGCCCGAGAAGAAGGTGATACTTATACAGCTCGAGAACTAAAAGAAAAACTAGAAGAGACTCAAGAAAAATATTGGGCAGCACGTAATAAACGTGAAGCTAATGTAGCTAAAGTTTCTGAACAATTAAAAGCACAACAAGCGGAACAGCAACAAGCGTTACTAAAGTCATATGAAGATAACATCACAAATGTTATTCCAGACTATTCAGAAAAAGTTGCTAAATCAATCCGTGATTTTGCTATTAAAGAAGGTTTACCTGAAGACATATTAGACGTCATTTATGACACTAATATTGTTAAGTTTATCGATGATTATCGTAGACTCAAAAATGCTAAAGATACTGGTGAAGTAAAACGTAAGGCAGCTCCAAAAGTGAAGTCAGTCCCCTCTAAGAAGGGTGTACCTCAATCACAGAAAGAACGTCAAGACGTAAGTAACAACCGAACTAAAGTATTATCTGGTCAAGGATCCACACAGGATCAACTAGATTTCCTAAAACGAATTTCCTCAGTGAGCAAGAAACTATAATTTCAAATCTCATTATTAAGGATTTTTAAAATGGCAATTCAAACATTTGCAACAGGCGGTCCTAAAGCCGCAGCCCGTAGCTCATCTGCTACTGGTAATGCTACTAACGCGGGTGAACGCGAAGACTTAGCAAACTTCATCTCGATGATCTCTCGCGATGAAACCCCTTTCATGTCGTCTATCGGCAAAACAAAAGCAACAGCAGTTTTCCATGAGTGGCAAACTGACGAGTTGGCTCCTCCAGCATCTACACCAGTAGCTGAAGGTATCTCTTACGCTACTCAAGCTGCAGCTCAAGCTACAGAACCTTTCCGTACTCGTTTGGGTAACTACACACAGATTAACAGCAAGTCTGTTACTGTGACTGGTACTAAACGTGCTGTTGATCAAGCTGGCGTCGCTGACGAATATGCTTATCAGCTTAAGAAGCGTGGTACTGAACTGCGTCGTGACGTTGAATTCGACTTAGTTAACAGCTGGAACAGCTCTAACGGTTCTGGTACACGTACCTTTGGTGGTTATCAAGCATGGGTGAACTACACTGCTGCTACAACTACTCCAGCTACTGCACTGAACGTACTGACTACTACTGCTGAGTACACTGCCCCTACTAATCCAGGCGGTGGTGTTGCTGGTACTTTCACTACCGTTACTAGTGCTGACAAGAACAGTTTGCAATTGTCACACGTTGACACTGTTATGCAAGCTATTTATGAGAACGGTGGTAAAGCCACTAAACTCATGTTGTCTCCTGCTAACCGTCGTGTGTTCTCTGCTAAGGCTCAGTCTGCTGGCTCTAGCTCAAGCAATGCTGGTGATGGTAACGTCCGTCGTAACATTGATGCTGATGGAAAACTCCGTCAGTCAGTTGAGATCTACATGAGTGACTTTGGTGACATCATGGTTGTTCCTAATTATGTTATGGGCATTTCTAACACAGCAGTTTCTGGCTTGAATGAGACAGCTAACTTCTCTGCTTTCTTGTATGACCCAATGTGGTTCAGCTACGCTTCTTTGCGTCCCTTGCAAGAAGTTGACCTTGGTCAATTAGGTGACTCAATCATCGGTCAGATCGTTGAAGAAGGTACTTTGGAGTGTCGCAACCCCAAAGGTGCTGGCTTGATTTTCGGTTTGTCTGGCGCTTAATAACCAGTAAAAGGGAGAGGAGAAATCCTTTCCCTTTTTATTTCACAAGGAATATACATGGAATTTCTAAGAATTACTGCAACAGACGGTACTCGCCAATATATCCCTGACAATTATGTTGTTAACATTGCTACCACAGCAGATAGTGCGGACGCTGGTTCAAACTATCGTGCGCCAAACGTAACTCGTGGTCGTATTAGTCAGGTTAAATATTATGATGGTGCAAACACTACTGCTGGTGCGATAGTAGTAACATCCGTCAGCGCATATGCGTCTGGTGGTACATTATATGAATATGGTTGCTTTACAGTTGACGGATCTTTTTCTGCAGCTTTAAAGAACTAAATTTAAAGGGACACAATGGGGTTTTTATCACAAGATGGAAATACAAATAGTTTCGTAGTTAAGACTGACGACAAAGATTTCCAACTAGAACAGAACGTAGCGGCATATAAAGATTATGCAGCACAACAACGAGAGCTTGATTCAATCTCTGCTAATGGCAGAACATATCGCTCATTCGCTATTATACCTGATATCGTTGCTATCGATATTTTGACAAAACACGGGTTAGACGTACATTCACCCGACTTTATGGGCGATCCACTCAATCTAAGAAAATTAAAACAAGTTATTGATTCGGATTATCCATTGCTAAAGACAAGTAATATTCGAGCCTTATAAGGAGAACCACATATGGCAACACCTCAATTCGACGCTATCGTCGCTAAAGTAAGAGACTGGTCTAATAAACCAGAAGTACAAACTATTCCCGACAGCGTCATTGAAGATTGCCTATCTTACTCTGCTGATGAATGTTATCGACAATTAAGAATACCTCCATTAGAAGCAGTAGTAGAATATACAGTTACTGCTGATGACAATATAGGAGAGAATAGTTTAGGTTTACCTTATGGTAACGCTTATACTTCTTTTCTTATTCCTGAAGACTTAACTCAGTTTATCTTTTTAAGAACTATTGCTCAGGCAAATACAGGTACATCATACTCAACATACCCATCTAACGTAAGTAAAGTGTTTAATGAGATCACTGACAAGCGTACTTTCTTTGACCTCTATGGTGAGAAGTATTCAGTATATAACTGGATGTGGATGGATGATAAGATATATGTTCACCCTCAGTTAGCTGTAGGCGCTCAACTGCAGATTCACTATTATCGTAGGCTACCAGCATTAAACGCTCTCTATAGCGTAATACCTGTTAACTACGTTATTGGTTTGTCTGATGCTAACCAACCTTACCTTACATTAGTAGCGTCTGCTGGAACTAATTTATATTTTTCTACTTCAGCAGGTGTAACAAAATGTTTTGCTACGTCTGCAGAGGCTGCAGCATATAACCCAACAGTAACAACTAAAATGTATACTGGTAATGAAGTATCTAACTGGTTAAGAGACAACAATGAACGTTTGGTACTATGGGGCGCACTTAAAGAATTAGGTGCATACCTCTTTGATCAATCAATGGAACAACGCTACGAAAAGCGTTTTGCTGAAACAATATTCTCACTTAATAAAGAAGAGAAAATGCGTCGCGCACTTGGTGGTAACGTACAAATTAACTTTACTACTGCTGGTACTATTTAAGGGGATACAATGGCATACACACAAACCCCAGGAATGACTGGGAGTCTTGCAGCTGGAGGTGAATACGATAATTTAGATACTGTTGATTCAGTAAGTTATTCTAGTCTTTCTGCTGAATCTGCTGCTGCTTCTGCTCTTAGTGCTGCGGCTGCTTTAGCTTCTCAAACTGCTGCTGCTGCAAGTGCTACAAGTGCTTCTAATAGTGCTACAAGTGCTACTGCCAGTGCTTCAACTGCAACTACCCAAGCATCTAATGCTTCTACATCAGCAACTAATGCAGCAACAAGTGCTAGCAACGCATCAGCATCTGCAGCTACTGCAACTACGCAAGCATCTAATGCTTCTGCTAGTGCATCAGCAGCATCAACCTCTGCAACTAATGCGGCATCAAGTGCATCAGCAGCATCAACATCTGCGTCTAATGCTTCATCTAGTGCTTCTTCAGCGTCTACATCGGCAACGTCTGCAAGTAACTCTGCTACAACAGCAACTACACAAGCAACTAGTGCAACTAATAGTGCAACATCTGCAAGTACATCTGCTACAAATGCGGCTAACAGTGCTACTTCTGCTAACACGTCTGCTACTAATGCTTCTGCAAGTGCATCAGCTGCAAGCACATCTGCCTCAGCTGCTTCTACAAGTGCAACTAATGCGGCTACATCTGCTTCAACAGCAACAACTCAAGCGGGTATAGCCACTACACAGGCTACAAATGCGTCTACTTCAGCATCGTCTGCTAGTACATCTGCATCTACCGCAACAACTCAAGCATCTAATGCTTCTACAAGCGCATCTAATGCAGCTACTAGTGCAACAAATGCAGCTAATAGCGCAACATTAGCGGCTAGTTATACACCAAGTCAAACAGGTAATTCTGGTAAGTTTTTAACTACTAACGGTACAGCAACCTCTTGGGCAAGTATTACTGGTACACTCAGTTACCAAGGTAGTTGGAATGCATCAACTAACTCGCCAACACTTACTTCTAGTGTAGGTTCTAACGGATACTATTATGTAGTCTCTGTGTCAGGTTCAACTAACTTAGATGGTATTACTGATTGGG